ATGTCGCCCGAGCACAAGCGCATGGCGCGGATGCTGGGCTATTGCCTCATCCTCGATGACGCGGAGGCATGGACCGCGTTCGGCGTCGTCGCCTGCGCGAAGCTGACGGAAAGAGAGCGTCTGTCGCTCGCTGTCGCCGCTCTGGCGACCCTTCCTGCTGACACGATCATCGAGGCCGCCTCGTTCTGTCTCGGCCCGGCCGGCGCGCCCCTGCCGCCGTTCCTTGGCGGCATGGACGAGGCTCGCTTCTGGGCGTCCTGCGCCACTCGAGCCGAGCTGAAGGCCCATGCGCTCGCGGCGTTCGAGGCGATGAGCCCGAAGGATCGCTTGGCCTTTTACCGACACATCAGCGAAGTGGAGATCGCAGCATGAAGATGCTCGTTCACAGGCAACCCGAGACGGACGTTGCTGCCGTCGAGCTGGAAGAAGTCAAGGCGCACTGCCGCGCTGATTATCCCGACGACGACCCTTCGCTCGAGATCCTGCGCGACACGGCTGTGGCGGACGTGGAGCACTTCGCCTCCATCGCACTCCTGCACCAAGAGGTGCGCGTGATGGTGTTCGATCCGTCGCCCATCGACCGCTGCTTTCGGCTTCCTGTCGGGCCCGCTCTCGATGCCTCGTCGCTCGTCGTGACGGTCGATGGCGAGCCCTTCAGCGACTTCCGGTTCTTCGCGGGCAATCGGCCCATGATCGAGTGGGGCGAGACCTTCACGCTTCGCTGCCCCGTCCGGCTGACGGTTGAATACCGGGCGGGATTTGGCGCGACCCCGGCCGCCGTGCCGCGCGATCTGCGGCAGGCCGTCATGGATCAGGTCGCGACGATGTATGACGGACGGGGCCCGTCCGATGGGAAGACGCTGACAACCTCGCCCCACCTTGCGCGCATTGGCGCCCGTTATCGCGGGGTGAGCGTGCGATGACTGACACGGAGCTTGATGAGCTGCTGACCTTCCGCTGGCCGCTGGTCATGCGGCGCGTGATGGCCGGTAGCTGTGACGAGTGGCTGCGAGGGTTCGTCCGCTCCATCGCCAAGCACAGCAAGCGCAGGACGTGGCGACCGTCGCCAAAGCAGGAGGCGCTTATGCGCAGGCTCGTGGCCGAGCTTGGGACGGCGCCCGAGGGCGATGTGGATCTGATCGAGAGGGGCTGAGGGAAATAAGGAAGCCCGCCGTTGGCGCGGCGGGCCGGTGGCGCGGGAGGGTTCAGACAGTGGCCGCGCACACTGCAATGCATACCACGGGGCCGGATCAAATGCGAGGGCAGTCCGAAAGACCGAAGCCCGATCCGCTGCACAGCGTCCGAGTGCAGGAAGTAGCGGTCAACTTGCTGGCGAGGACGCGCGCACAGCAAGGCCCTAAGCGGCGGCCCGGCTCCGGCCAACAGGCAAGACCGTGCGGGCATAGGGACAGCCTCGGCGAGTGCCGGGGGCTGTCTTCCTATGCCCGTCACAACAACCCCCACCAACCAACAGGGGGTGAGAAGAGAGAAGCGCGAGCGAGGAGACAATGAGGAACAGTGCGATGAAGAGAGCGAAAGACCAGCACGACACCGCCGACCTGTTCGGATTTGGTCCCAATGCCGGAACTTCCGCTAGCCACGGAGACCGGCGTCGGACTGCTCCTCTCTCTCTCCTCAAAAAAATCGGGGGAAAATCGGCCGGCGTCCGCGCCATCGCTTTTCTAGGCCTTCTGTCCATTCCCGAGGGCAAAAAGGCCGGAAAGCCGCTGAAACTGGCAGATTTTCAGCGGAAATTCGTGAAAGGCACCTTCGCCAAGAATGTGATGGTCGGCGTCTTGTCGATCGGCCGGGGGAACGCCAAGACCGCGCTCTCGGCCGGCCTCTCGCTGGCTGAGCTGGTCGGCGCTCTCCAGGAGCATCCCCAGCCGAAGCGCGAGGTGATCTTCGCAGCCCGCAACCGGGACCAAGCGCGGATCGCCTTCAACTTCCTTCTCGGCTACATCCAGGCGCTGCCCGAAAGCGACCAAGCCCTGTTCACGATCCGGCGCGGCTCGAAGCTGGAAGTCGAGTTCGATGGCAACGGCGGCGGTCTGGCGCGCGTGATCGCCGCTGACGGGAAGTCGGTCCTGGGCGGCGCGCCCACGCTGGCGATCATGGACGAGCGCGCAGCATGGGAGCGCGAGAAGGGCGACAGCCTCGAGAACGCCATTCTCTCGGGTCTGGGCAAGCGTGACGGCCGCGCCATCATCATTTCGACCTCGGCCCCGGACGATGCAAACACCTTCTCGCGCTGGCTCGATGATCCGCCTCCCGGCACTTACGTCCAGGAGCATCGCCCGCCCATGGGGCTCCCGGCCGATGACCTGGACAGCCTTCTCATCGCCAACCCCGGCGCGGCCGAGGGCATCGGCTCGACACCGGAGTGGCTGGTTGCGCAGGCCCGCCGTGCCATTGCCCGCGGCGGTTCGGCCCTCTCCAGTTTCCGGAACCTGAATCGGAACGAGCGGATCTCGACCGAGGATCGCTCGGTGCTGGTGACGGTGGACGAGTGGATGGCGGCCGAGGTCGCGCCCGATGATCTGCCCGCCCGCACCGGACCCTGCGTCCTCGGCGTGGATCTTGGCGGCTCGCGCAGCATGTCGGCGGCGGCGTTCTACTGGCCCGAGACAGGGCGGCTTGAGGCTCTGGGCACCTTCCCTGCAACCCCGTCGCTGGCAGATCGCGGCGCGTCTGATGGTGTGTCGGATCGATATGTGCAGATGCAGGAGCGGGGCGAGCTGTCTGTGATGGGCGAGGCGACGGTTCCGCCGGGGCCGTGGCTGGCACAGATCGTGCGGCACCTCGACGGGGCCGAGGTCGCCTGCATCGTCGGCGACCGCTTCCGCCATGCCGAGTTTGTGGAAGCCATGCAGGGTGCGGGGCTGTCCCGCGTTCCCTTCATCTGGCGCGGCTTCGGCTGGAAGGACGGCTCCGAGGACATCGAGCGCTTCCGTCGCGCGCTCTTCGACGGCGAAGTGAAGGTGGCCCCGTCCATGCTGCTGCGCTTCGCCTTCGCGGATGCGATCACGCTGGTGGACCCGGCCGGCAACCACAAACTCGCCAAAGCCCGCTCTCTCGGCCGGATCGACGCGGCGGCGGCGTCGGTGCTTGCCGTGGCGCAGGGCGCGCGCATGAAGGCGACCCCGCAACGCAAGGGGCGCGCGCTATGGCTCTGAAGGACTATCGCCGCCATTCGAAGCACGTCACCTCGACCCGCCGCTGGCAGGTCCTGCGTCATGCCATCCTCGAACGCGACGGCTGGCGCTGCCGCTGCTGCGGCGCCAGGGGGCGACTGGAGATCGATCACGTCGAGCCGGTGCGCCTCGCGCCGGAACGCGCCTTCGATCCGGACAATCTGCAAGCCCTCTGCGGCCCCTGCCACACCCGCAAGACCCGGATCGAGTGCGGGCATCCCGCCCCGATCCAATCGCCCGCGCGTGACGCCTGGGCGAAAGCCGTCGCCGATCTGGCGACGCAACCTGCAACCCGAGCAGCAAAGGAAAAGACATGCTCGACTCTGTGAAGATCCAGCGGCGGCAATCGGAGATCCGCCAGCAACTCGCCGGTCTGGTCGGCAAGCCCACCCCGAGCGAGGATGAGACGCGCCAGATGGAAGCGCTCGACGGCGAATATCGCGCGAACGAGACCCGCTATCGCGCCGCCCTCATCGCCGAGGACACCGAACGCCGCGAGGCGGGCGCCGAGCTGGAAACCCGCTCCGGCCGCGAGTGGGCCGAGATGATCGCCGGCTTCGAGATGCGGCAGGCGGTGCTGGCGCTGGACGAGGGCCGCGCGCTCTCGGGTCGCACTGCTGAGGTGGTGGCCGAGCTGCGCAACGCTGGCGGCTATCGCGGCGTCCCGGTTCCGCTGATGGCGCTGGAACAGCGCGCGGGCGAAACCGTCGCTGCTGGCGCACCCGACCCGCTCCAGACGCGCCCGATCATCGACCGGCTGTTCCCGGCGTCGGTGGCGGCGCAGATGGGCGTGCAGCTCATCTCGGTCGGCTCCGGTGCCATCGAGTGGCCCGTGACGACCTCGGCCGTGACCGCCGGCTGGGCGAATGGCGAGCTTGCCGGCGTGGCGGGGCCGACGACCTACGCGACGACCGACAAGGCGCTGAAGCCGGAACAGCACCTCGGCATTCACATGCGCATCAGCCGCAAGGCCATGATGCAATCGGGCGATGCGCTGGAGGCGGCGATCCGGCGCGACATGTCGGGCACGATGGCGGCCGAGCTGGACAAGGCGATCTTCCAGGGCACCGGCTCCAACGGGCAGCCGCTCGGCATCGTGACCGGCGTCTCGACCTATAGCATCGCCTCGACGGCGGTTGATGCTGCGGCGTCATGGGCGGCGATCCGCGCGGCCGTGGTGCGCTTCATGACGGCCAACGCGGCGGCCGGCCCCGGCGCGGTCAAGGCGCTGATCCGGCCCGAACTGTGGTCGTTCCTCGATGGCCTGATGGTCGGCGACGGCGGTTTCAAGTTCGAGTTCGACCGGCTGAAGGAGAACCTGGGCGGCGTGGTCATGTCGGCCAACGCGCTGGCTGCTCCCTCGGGCGATCCGCTCGCAACGCAGGCACTGCTGACGACTTCCGCAGGCGGCGTGGCGCCGGCGTTCGTCGGCCTCTGGGGCGCGCTCGACCTGATCCGCGATCCCTACTCGGACGCGCAATCGGGCGGGCTGCGGATCACGGCCCTGACGACTGCTGACGTGACGGTGGCGCGCGGGTCGCAGCTTGAGCTTGTCACCGGACTGCAGGTGGCCTGATGCTCTGGGGCTCGCATCTGGGCGGCTTGGAGCTTCGGTCGGAAGGCGGGGAAACCCGCCTTCTCGGCCGGTTCCCCTATGGCCGCGAAACCGTTCTGCGCGAGGCACGTTCCGGCGCACCCGAACTGCGCGAGGTCTTCGCACCGCGCGCGTTCCGGATGCGGGTTGAGCATCGCAACCGAAACATCATGGCTCTGGCGGGGCATGACTTCGCCAAGCCTCTCGCCTCGCTGGCGACCCACACGCTGGACATGGAAGACACCGAAGACGCGCTCCTGGTCGAGATCCGGATCAAGCCGGAGATCGCCGCAGCGTCCTACTGCCGGGATATTCTGGCCGGGGTCCGCGCCGGCCTGACGGTCGGCCTGTCGCCCGGCTTCCGTGTGGCCTCGGATTTGCCCGGAGCGGAAGTCATCCAGAGGCAGGGCAACGTGATCCGCCGCGAGGTGCGCACCGCCTTCCTCGAGGAAATCAGCATCGTGACGCGCCCCGCCTATCCCGAGGCGCAGATCGAGGCGCGCTGCTGGCGGCCGGGCGAGGCAACACCGCGCTCCACCGCGCCCCATCCCCTGCAACGCTGGAGGCTCTGATGTTCGGATGGTTCAGGAAGCGGGCCGGTCCCGAGGTCGAGAAGCGCGCCCTCGGGACCGGCTACACGGCGCAAGTCATGGCGGCGCGCGAAACCTACATCACCGGGACGCAGGGCATCGGCGAACTGACCGCCACGGTGCAGTCCTGCGTGAGCCTCTGGGAGGGCTGCTTTGCCCTTGCCGATGTGCAGGGCACGGAGCTGCTGGACCGGCGCACCATGGCGCTGATCGCCCGGTCTGTCGCGTTGCGTGGCGAATCGGTGCTGCTGATCACGGGACAGGGGCTTGTCCCGGCGACCGACTGGGATCTGTCCACCCGCAACGGCATCCCGAGGGCCTATCGGCTGAGCATGTCCGAAGCGGGCGGCGGCCGATCCGAGACCGCCCTTGCGGCCGAGGTCATTCACCTGCGGATCGGCGCAGATGTGGTGGCCCCGTGGTCGGGTACCTCGCCCCTGCGCCGCGCGCCTCTATCGGGCTCGCTCCTGTATGAGGTCGAGACGGCGCTTCGGGACGTGTATCGGGACGCCCCCCTCGGGTCTCAGATCATCCCGCTTCCCGAGGGCTCGGCCGAGGACATGGACACCATGCGCGCCATGTTCCGGGGCCGTCGCGGTTCCTCGCTGGTGATCGAGGGAGTGGCGCAGGCGACGGCGGCCGGGATGAACCCGAATATCGGCCAGAAGCCCGACCAGCTCAGCCCCGATCTGTCGCGCAGCATGACGGCCGAGACACTGGCGGCGGCGCGGCAGGCGGTCTTGATGGCCTATGGGGTTCTGCCCGCCCTGCACAACCAGGCGGCCACCGGCCCTGTGATCCGCGAGGCGCAGCGCCACCTTGCCGGCTGGACGCTCCAGCCCGTTGCGATGCTGCTGGCGGAAGAGGCGAGCATGAAGCTCGGGGCCGAGGTGACAATCGACACCATGCGCCCGACGCAAGCCTATGACGTCGGCGGCCGGGCACGCGCGTTGTCGGTGATCATCAGCGCCATGGCCGAGGCGAAAGCGGCCGGCCTGACGCCGGGCGAGTTCAACTTCGCCGCCACACTCACGAACTGGGGCGACGGCGACAGGGCGGCATAAGACAGGGCAGGCCCGCCCTGCGGCTCATCCCCGCGAAGCGGCCCCGTTACTCGGTGAGTGGGAAAACCCCGAGAGAGCGCGGCATCATTCCTTATGCGCGGCGCTCAGTCTTTCAGATACCCTAGGTAGTGACCGAGATCCTGCATTGCGTTGACAAGCTTCGCGCCCATCTCGGCATCAAGGATCACGGTCTTCTCGTCAATCGTGAGGTAGACGAGGTTCTCGCCACCATAAAAGGACGACCGACCGAACTCGAGCTTGACCGGTTGGGACTTCGAATGCCCGCCTTTATCGCTCAGCGTCTCTTCGAAGAACGTTGTCGTAGCCATCAGGATACTCCCTTCTTACTGAAACTGGATCACTCGAACCGACATCATCAGTCCTCATGGCGCTTTGCTTCCAACACGGCCCGAATGAACTCAGGCCGAGACGGCGCCGGGTCGAGCTTCGCCCGCTCCTCGTCTAGCCACGCCAGAAGATCCGGCGCCAGGCGCAAGTTGATCGATGTAGAGTTGACCGGTGGCCGTCCGATCCTCTTCTTCACTGTTTCCGGCACCAGAAACCTCTTGACTGGTTCGCCTTTATGGTGCCAGAAAGAGAGCGGGCGGACAAGGTGCTACCAACACCCAGCCGCCCTAACCGAAACTCTGTTCCTGAGGAGAACAGCGAATGGCTGCGCATTGCCATAACACCCCCGGCTTGTCTTGTGAAAGCCTACACGAAATCCGCGACTGCCTGATCCTCGCGCTCGACGTGACCGAGGATCCGCGCGGCTACACCCAGCCCGAGCGCGAAGCGCGCAGCTACATGCGCACCGCCCTGCGGCGCACCGAGCGCCTGATCGGGAGGGCGTGACGATGCAGACCATCACCCGCCCTCAGGCGGCCGCCCGCGGTTTGCCGTCTTCCAGCGCCAACACTCGAGGCCCCAGCAAGGCCGAGTTGCTGGTTCGCTACTCGGATGAGGTGGCGCTATTGCTGCTTACGCTCCAGATGGTCGCCCAAACCCGCAGCGCCTCTTGGCGCTCGCAGTACATCAACAGCTTTGCGCGATATCTTCGGAGCGAGCACCTCAGGTCGAGCCAGCAGAGTGCGGAACGCGTTGAGCGGGAGATCCAGCAATGAGCGAGCGCCCGTATTACCGCGCCTGCGCTGTCCTCTCGATCATCCAGACGCATGTGCTCGCCCACGACACGACGATGGACCCGGATGTTGCCTTCCCCGGCAACTATCTCCCGACAGACGCGCTGGAGTTGGCCGCTCGCGAGCTGGCCGAATTGCTCGAAGATCTGGAGGAACTGGAAGAGCGTCGGAAGGCTGATGCAGCGCAGGAGGCCGAGGCGCGCGAGCTTCTGGAGAGGGCGTGAGCATGAGCCTTCAATTTTGGGACAACCGTGCTAAGGCCATTGACGAGCTTTATGGCACGATGTTACTCATCCCATATGAGCGAGCCTGTTGACCTTGTCCCACTCTTCACCACTACCGAAGTGATCGGGGCTGGAAGCATGTCTATCAGCACCCTTGATCTTCTGGTGCGCGAGGGGCTGACGCCGCCGCCGGTTCTGCCGGCCCGGCGCAGCCGTCCCGCTCGGTATTCGTTCGCGGCCCTTTCCCAAGTGACCGTGACGCGCACCTTGACGAAGACGACCGAGAGCCCGGTTGTGGCGGCGCGCATGTCAGGAGCCATCGTTCGTGCGCTCAGGGATCAGGGAAAGCCGTTCATCCCCTTCGGCTTCGAGGATCTCCAGCACAAGCTTGCGAGCAGACCGGACAAGCTCGCGATGGCTCGCAACCCGGATGGAGAGTTCTGCCCCTACCGCACCATCGAAGCCGCATGGCGCACCGGGCTTCTGGATGAGCAGGAGCCGGCCCGCTGCGATTACATGCTGGTCATCGTGGATGGGGAGCTGATCGGCGAGGCTTATCGAGGACTGAGCCTCCTGATGCAGAACCCGAAAAGTGACACGGGCGTGTGGCCGGTTCTGAGCTACCGCTACGGCGGCAAGTCAAAGGGGCTTGAAGTCCGAGAGCTGCGTTCCGAGGCTGACGAGGCTATGTTCTGTGAGCGGGTCCGCCGTGCGGAGACGCTGGTGCAGATCAACCTGAGCCTCGCCCTGCGTAGGACCGTGGTTGAAATCATCCGCACCAGGGAGGCGAGCTGATGGCCCCCCGCCCCGCACTCATCAAGCAAGTGGAGCTGACCCGTGTCGCCAAGGCGATGCAGGCGGCTGGCATCAAGTCATGGCGGATCATCGCTCGACCCGATGGCTCGCAAGAGGTCGTGGTCGGCAGCATGGATACGGCCACACTGGGCCCCGATCCGGATGAGCTGTTCAGATGAAGCGCGCGCGCGGCAAATATCCCCATGTGCGCCAGAACCTCGTTAAGGGGCGCATATACTGGAAGTTCGAAAAGGAAGGCTTTCGCTGCAACATTCCGGGGCCCTGGGGCTCTGCTGAGTTTGTGGCCGCCTATGAGGCGGCGCTGAACCATGCCAAGGCGCCACGCGCCTCGACGGCGATTGAAGGCACTCTCTCCTGGTTGATCGAGCACTATCTCGGGAGCCTGCGCTTCCAGAATCTCTCGGACAGCCGCAAGCGCACGATCCGCCACGAGCTGGACTGGCTGCGCGAGCAGGCGGGCAAGTATCACTTCGCCCGGCTGGAGGTTCGGCACGTCGAAAAACTGATGACGAGAAAGGCCGGTCCGACTGCGGCCAACACCGTCAAGAAGAACATGTCGATGCTCTTCAACTTCGCATCCAAGAAGCTCGGCTATAAGGGCCCGAACCCCGCGAAGTTTGCAGAGAAGCTCAAGACCAATCCGGACGGCTACCACACGTGGACCGAGGAAGAGGTCGAGCGGTTCCTCGACCGCCACGGCCCGGGCACGAAGGCCCGCCTAGTGATCCTTCTGGCACTTAATACCGGCATGGCGCGTCAGGATCTGGCGCGAGTAGGCCTCCAGCATGTGAAGGCGGGGCGCATTGCATATCGCCGCGGCAAGACCTCAGTCGCGGCCGATTTGCCGATCCTTCCCGAGCTCGCCGTCGAACTGGAGACCGCCCTCGCCAACTGGTCGGATGGGCAAATGCTCTTCATCACCCAGGACAAGCGGCCCGTCGGCTATACGCCCGAATCGCTCGGGAACTGGTTCCGAGACCGCTGCGGGGAAGCTAATGTGCCGGGGGCGCTGCACGGGCTCCGGAAGGCGGGAGCAACCCGGTTGGCGGATGCCGGGGCGACGGAATGGGAGATCGCTTCCTATCTCGCCCATAAGGATACCAAGACGGCCGCCATCTACGTCAAGAAGGCCAACCGCGCGCGTCTCGCGGACAGCGGCTTTGCCAAACTCACGCAAAGCAACGTGTCCAACTTGTCCGAGGCGTTGGACAGAAAGGCGGGAAAATCCAATGCAAAACAATAG